CGGGGTAAAAATGTTCTCTATATAACCATGGAGATGTCCGAAGAACAAATATCTCAAAGAATTGATGCGAATCTTCTTGATGTTGATATTAAGGATTTTTCAAAGATTTCCAAAGCAGAATTTGATTCAAAAGTTAAGCGACTATCGGCTAAAACTCAAGGCAAAATAATTGTTAAAGAGTATCCTCCAGTATCAGCACATGCCGGTCACTTTAGGGCTCTTATAAACGAACTTAAGCTGAAGAAGACTTTTATTCCCGATGTCATTGTAGTGGACTACCTAAATATCTGTGCATCAAGTCGGTATAAGAGTAACGGGCAGGCAAATAGTTATACAATTGTAAAATCTATTGCCGAAGAGGTGCGGGCATTAGCTGTTGAATTTAATGTTCCGGTTATTAGCGCAACCCAAACGAATAGGAATTCGATGGCCAGCTCAGACTTGAGCCTAGCCGATACCTCAGAAAGTATTGGGATTACGCATACGGTTGATTATATGTTTGGTCTCATTTCAACCGAAGAACTAGAGGGTCTCAATCAGATTCTTATTAAACAGCTCAAAAACCGCTATGGAGCATTAGACCCTCACCGCAGGTTTACAGTTGGTATAGATAGGGCAAAGATGAGGCTATATGATGTAGAACAAGAGGCACAAGCCGATCTTATTGAAAATATGGATCCAGAGATTGATAAGAAAGATTTTAAGTCTAAGTTTAGAGAATTTAATTTTGGAGAATAACATTATGTATAACGTCACAGAAAAAACCCGGCAAATGCTCATTGAGGTTTTCAATGAAAATGAAAAAATGAAAAGTTATATTATCCAAATTCAAGAACCATGAAAGAAATAGAAAAGGATTATCTAGTTGAAAAAATAAATAATTTACATCTTGAGTTACCTAGTAATCTATTATTCTCAACCATGACTGGAATTGAAGAACAAATTTTGCGATGCAATAATGATAATAAACAAGGCCAGAATAGTGGCGGATTTTTGGGGTTTTATTGCAGGGTTTTGTCTCCCTCGGAAAAAGCTAAGCGCGAGGAAACTTTAAAATTATTCTTGGCCTTAGAGGAAGATCTTAATGCCATTTCTAATCATAATGGTAAAAAAGTAGAATTACCATCCGAAATTGGACATTTTTCGGTGGATAAATTTTTAATTGTTAATACAGACACAACTGACCGCAACTGATTAAACATTATGACACAACAAATTACTACAACTGAATATGCAAACTTTGTTACTCAAGTAACATCAAAAACCTCTTCTGATGTTGAAGCTCTTAAGGCCCGAATTGACGAGCTACACGAACAAGGTGTAAGCGTTCCTCAATTATTAACGAGTGCCTATGGCCTATCTGCCGAGGCTGGAGAGTTTACTGACCTCATAAAGAAGATTTTATGGCAATCTAAACCATATAACGAAGAGAATATTATTAAAATGAAGAAAGAATTGGGAGATGTGCAATTTTACGTTCAAATGGCTTGTACCGCATTAGGTGTATCTCTAGATGAGGTAATTCAAATGAATTTTGAGAAGCTATCAGCCCGTTATCCTGAGGGTACATTTGTGGCAAGTCGTTCCGAAAACCGTGAAGAAGGTGACGTATGATATTTTCTATTCCGTGTAATGTAGCTGATGATCTTATAGAGAGATTTAAAACCGAGGGGTTAACTAAACAGTTAGTTTTGGATGCGTATAAGTGGGCTCAATCGGTTGATGGTGTAGTTACAATTCTTTTAGATGAAGAATCTTTAGATTATAATGGGAATGTATATTTTATTGAATCCGTAATTCATTCTCATATTGTAGAGCAAACTAATAATGTTAAAAATTTATCTAAGAATATTGAACATTTTTATAATGGTCCATTTTTAGATAAATGGGAAGATGAGCCCATAGAAAAAGAATATAACCTTACAAGAAATTTTGACGAGTTTAAAGAAGATTTTTTGGAAAGATTAAAATTATCTGAGCATAGATGGCAATCTGAAAAAAATCAACCAAAGAATGAATTACTGGCGACTCTTGACCAGATTAGACCATATTTCTTTGGCTTCCTGTTTGGCTCTACATTTATCTATAACCACAAGGCTTATATGGCTAATGATACTATTGGGTTTGAAAGCGTAGATGAACTGGTCAACTACTGTTCAAATTTAAATAATTGTTTATTGTATAATATTGAATTTGCCTCAACGCTAACGGCTCCCATTAAAATTAGTTTAAGGTATGGTCAAATTGATGAATAATATACCCGAGGAAAGCTCTGTTTGTGGCTATGAAGAATGGTTAAAATTTAGACAAAATGAATATAATGAATATCTGGACGACAAGTGGAATGCAGTATTGCAATCTACAAATAACACAAAAGCAATGTTAATTCAACCCCAAGAGGGAAAACATACGCCATTTAATCTTACAGAGTTTATTGAATCTATTAAAAATAACTTTATCGGGTTTTGTTTAACTCCAGTGTTTATGTATAAATCAAACGTATATAACGTAAAAACGGTTAAAACTTTTAAAACCCCAATAGAAGACGCTAAAAAAGAAATTATAGATTTTTTGAAAGGTAAGAATAATTTAATTTTATATTATGTAGATTTTTGCTCTGTAGTTTGTAGTTTAGCCGGTCAGCTTGAGTATTCTATAATACTATGTTACGGAGAAGTTGAATTATAATATTTTCTATGATATAAGAACTTTATATTACAGAAATTACACAAAACTAACGAGGAATTAAAATGGACGCACAGAGCATCAGGTATAATCTAATTGAAATGTTGCTTAGAGATGAACGGTATCATCCGACCACGGATGTAGAAGAAATTATTTCATTAGCCGAAAAATATACCAGGTATATTGTTGACACGGTTGAAGATGACGATGAAATCATTCATATTGAATGTCCTTCATATTTGTCAGATAGACTAAATAAGTGATTATACTATAAATAATAATGTCAATACAATTTACGAGTGTAGCAGAATACGACTTTGTTATTAAGTAATAAATAGACGTATATGAAAACATTTGATGAGTTTCTAACCGAAGCAAAAATTTCAACGGGCCGGAGAGTTCTTCGGTCTGTTGGTCGTAAGATTAAAAAACTAGGAAAGATCGCATCTAATTCCAAGCAGGGAAAGAAACTCAAAAAGTATGTTGGATATACTGCTGCCGGAGCGGCTCTTAAATTACTAATATGACAACTGGAACACAATGAAGACTTTCTCTGATTTCTTATTAGAATATCGTGGAAGCCGAGCTAGCGAAAAGGCATCTAGACTCGGACTCATTTCAAATAAGCATGGAGGCTGGGTTGACCGTTCTGGTAAACTTATTGCCAAGACCTTAAAGGGTGATTTGCAATTCATACAAAAGAAATCGCCAGTTCCGGAAAAACCTGAGGTTAAAATTAACCCAGCCGCCGAAAGACAGGCACCACAGGCAAAACCACCTGTTGGGGGTAATCGTAAGAGCATTAGACCTCCTAGACAGGAAAAACCACCAGAAGATATTCAGGCTGATAAAACCATAACTATTGTTCTGGGTCGTTTCAATCCACCTACAATTGGTCACAAAAGAGTCTTAGATAAGGCAAAACAAATTGCATCTGGTGGTGAATTGAGAGTTTATCCATCGAGAAAACAAAACAATACTACAGACCCAATAAATCCTCCTCTTAAAATTAAGTACATGAGGAAGATGTTTCCAGACTTCAAGAAAAAGATTGTTAATTCTGCAAATCTTGCAACTATTTTTGATGTATTAAAGAACATCTTTGAAGATGGATTTGAAAAGGTTAATATCGTAGTTGGTTCTGATAGAGTCTCAGAATTTGAGAGATTATCAAATCAATACAATGGAAGTCTATATCAGTTCCAAGAGATTAACATAATCTCTGCAGGAAATAGAGATCCAGATGCGACCGACGATATTACAAATATGTCTTCGGCCAAATTGAGAAAGGCTGCGGTACAAGATGATTTTGAAACTTTTAAATCTGGCGTTCCCAGAACTATGCCACAGAAGGAAGTTGAAAATATGTTTCATGTTGTTCAACGTTCTTTAGAGGGTAAAGGTACGGTTGCCGAAATGTGGAGAATCGCACCCGATTTAGATTATAAGAATTTAAAGGAGCAGTATTATCTTAATAATATTTTCAATATTGGCGATATTGTTGAGAATCTCCATACTGGTCTCGTTGGAGAAATTACTAGACGTGGACCAAATTATCTTATATGTGTAACGGAAGATAATATAATGTTCAAATCGTGGATTAAGGATATTTCTGAATGGACAGAGGTATCTGGAGTTCCAGCAGATCAAAGAGAGGTTGGAACCGATGCTCTTCGTAATTATGCAATGAAAATGACAGGAACTAAAAGTATTGATAACTTTTTGAATAATTTCAGAAAGAGTAGAAAGAAATCTAAATAGTTCATAAGTTAACAAAAAATAATTATGTCTGACCGGATTATTCAAGGCTTTTCTGAGATGAAGCAAATTTATCTTTCTCAGGTTATTACAGAAGAGAAGAAAGAAGATTGCGAAGCTGGCGAAGAATACGAAAAAAACTATAAAAAGACTGGTAAAAAGTCTGAAAAAGATCTAGACGGTGATGGTGAAAAAGAAGACGAAGCCGATGAATATGCTGGTAAAATTGATAAGGCTATTCGTAAACGGAAGGACATGAAGACTGAATCTTTCTCCGATTGGAGAAATGATTTGAATGAGGTTATCTCTAAGATTGAACCGAAGCTTAAAGATATTGATGACAAACAATTTAAAGGGGGGCCAGTTAAAAATAAAATTACCTTGAATCCGACTGTTTCCGAAAATGTTGAAATTCTTTCAACCGAAGAATTGGATGAAGATTTTATCTATGAAACTTCTTACGCCGCTGCAGATTATCTGAGCAGGTTTGATCTAAATGAAGACGGACTTGATTTGGTTATTGATTATCTTGGAGAAGATAAATTTCTTGAATATGTCTTCTGTATCGCCGAGGATTATACTCTTACTGAAGAACGCGCCGCCAAGAGACAAAAAGCTGGTGCTAAAACTGTTGAACAGGTTAAAGCCGAGATTGCTGCGGTTGCTCTAAAGGGTTCACGTAGACATAGTGATGCAATGAAGGCTGTTGGCGGAGCCGCAGGCAAAGCTGCCGGGAATTTTGTAAAGGGGAGAAAGTCTGGTCAAACTACAACTCAGGCTATTGGTACAGCTTTCCGTTCACTATTCAATAGTTTTGACGGTTGGGTTGGTGGTCTAATTGATGAAGGCTATGATCTGTCAACAATTACTGCTGAGCAGTTGGTAGAACGATATAATTTTCTTTTAGAAAAAGCTGTAAGTGAACATCAGCAAAAAATCTTTGGCCTGGCACTCTCGGTTAAGCGTGGTCAAACACCTCGTAGCGAAGTTAGTTCAGAGGTTCTTAAAATTGTAGATGAAATGTCTATTGGTGAAATCCGTAAGTTTGCCTCAACCAAACATGCGGGCATACCTGCGACTAAAGACTGATGAAAACTTTTGAGCAATTTATTTCAGAGGCTGAATTATATAACTTTGCTAGTGCCCGAAACCTAAAGGATTCTGACAAATATCTTAAGAGTCCAGAATCAAAAATGTTACCGGGAATTTCTACAAAGAGAAGAACCAAAATTGAGACTGAAAGAGCCGAGCGCCTTTCAAAATCTCCAACCGGAACTGTTATCACACCCAAAGCCAAAGAAGATTTGTTAAGACAATTAAAAGCTCAAAAAGATAACAAGTGAAACTATATTTCAATAAATAATTATATCATTTCACGGGTATTGTTATAATGTTGAGCAACAACC